AGGTAATTATTCGACTTTACTTGCAAATTGCAAGTGGGTTGAAGCTGACAATGAAGATGGAACTACAGGAGATTTTGCGGAATTTTGGGTAGACCAATATCCTCAGATATTTTATCCATCATCAAATTTGATAAGGGGATGGAAAATAATAGAGGCACCAGATCCATACCGCCCGGAAAGGGGAATTTCCATTCAGCAAGAATGAACTATGTATTTTGTCTTTTTTGACTTCCAAAATAACATCGGAAATGGAAGAAATTTTGAAAAAAGATCCGCATAAATATATTGAATTAACACAGTTGAACGCAAAGTTAAAATCATTTGTATGGATGATGGATCGGAAAGGAACAAAGGAGAATGTAAATACAGGAGGAAAATAAATGATAAAGGTAACTCATCAACGAAACAGATCAAAGGTACTCAGGAATCGGAAAAACAAAAGGTATATGAGACGGCATATGGATGTACTGAGTTACTTAAGGGAAAGGACCAGTGATAAAAATGAGCACAAGGGATACATACCTTAAGGATTATGGACTGACATACGAAGATGGGAGACGGATCGTTGCATACTGCCGGAAAGCCAGGGACTACGATCAGAGACTGATTCTTCAGGCAGCGCAAGAAGTCTACCCGGAGATTGCACCATATCTTTTCTTAAATCTTACAACTGGGCTTGGATATGACAGGATGGGAAATATACAGATGCAGAGGAAAGATTTTCAGGGGTACAGAAGGAAAACAATAGAGACGTATAACAGGTATATGATACTGAATGGGAAACAGATTGTGTGAGGTGATGAAAATATATGGCAACTAGAAATATTTTACATATTAGCAAATTACAGGAGTTTGAAGACTTCCTAGAAACAAAAGGCTACATGATTTTGGCAACAAGCAAGAATCCGTTTGAAGTTTTGAGGGCACAGAAAGATGGAGATACGGTTATTGTCTATCAGAAGAAAGACACAAAAGAACATTTGTCTACAATGGACAAAGATTATCACCTTATGCGGGAGTTTATTAAGAGACAGAGAGTGCAGACCAACGCCGACAGAATTAGAAGCATGACAGACGAGGAACTGGCGGAGTTTCTTTCAAAATTTAGCGCCTGTAACGTATGCGGATATTATAGCAATGAAACTTATAGGTGCGACGCAGAGAGCGGTTTTGTTTGCGTGAAAGCGTATGCAGAAGCAATTATTGGGGAATGGCTGAATAAGTCTGTGGAGGCTTGATTTGACTTCGAAAGTGTAAAAACAATAAAATATGGGTACAACGACACCACCCCACATGCGGTATAATATAATTAAGAATACCGTGTGTGGGGTGAGCTTTTTTGAACCATGAAG